TGAAAAAGAAGACGCTCCCGAGTCTATCATGACGCTGGTCGGAAAGGTCGAAGAAACTGCAAAGGCCCTACGAGAGGGGGCCGCGAAAGGAGAAGAGGACATGCCAAATCTGCAAGAGTTGTTGAAGTCTGCGCCGAAGGAGTTGCAGGATGCTGTGTCTGCAGCATTGGCGCAGAAGGATGCCGAGATTGCTGCCCTTCAGAAGGACAGAGAGGGAACGACGGATGAGATCAACAAGGCTGATCTCCCTGAACCGGTTCGCAAGCGCCTTGAGGACCTCGAAAAGAAGGCTGCTGAGGCCGAGCGTATCGCCAAGGCAGAGCGTGAGGCCCGATTGATTGCCGAGATTCGCAAGCGTGCCGAGGGATACTCTGAAGTCGCCTCGGTTGACGATCTCACCGATCTCATCCACAAGGCTCACGGAGTGTCCGAGGAATACGCTCAGAAGTTGGAGACGGTACTCAAGGCCGCTCAGGAGCGGATCAAAAAGGGCAGCTTGTTCGATGAGTTTGGTTCGGCTGGTGCAACTGTCAGCGATGATCCACAGGCCCGATTTGTTGAGGAAGTCGAGAAGTACGTCTCGGACCACAAGGTTGATTATAGCGTGGCGGCCCGCGAGGTTGCCAAGCGGAACCCCGATCTTGTAGCTGCTTATCACAAGTCCGTACCAATTGGTGAACCGAAGTAACGAGGGAAACAACGCGGCCCTCTAACCCCCAACTAGAGGGTATTTTTTTATGCCAAAGAGAGGTGGAAATAGATGAGTCAAAAGAGCAACACGGTTTACAAGACCTTCGTCGCGGGAGCTGACTTGTCTGGTGCGCGGCATTGCTTCGTGAAGCTCGGTAGCAATCCGAACGAAGTGGTTCTGGCGACGGATGCCAACTCCCCGATTATCGGGATCGTGTCCGACTTTTACCGAGGAACGCAAGGTACGCCCGTTACCGTAGCCATTGCGGGGACGGAGAAGGTTGTTGCCTCGGACGAGATCACCGCAGGTCAGTGGCTTACGGCAGCGACTGGTGGCAAGGCCGATGCAACGACTACTGCAGGGGCGAACATTCGAGCCGTTGCGCTGGAATCTTCTACAGCCGCAAACCAGCTTATCGAGGTTCTTCTGACCGGTCCCTGCACGCTCGCTGCAGTGTAAAGCCGAGCATTGCCGTTTACACATCGGAATTTAAAGAGAGAGGTGGAGAAGCATGCCAACGGCAGGAGCTACTCATATCGACCAGTATCTAACCAACTTCAGCCGCCGCATCAGTAATGAGACTTTCATTGCTGAACAGGTGTGCACTGTTGTACCTGTCCGCAAGGACTCTGACAAGTATGCGACCTACAGCAACGATCATCTGCGCGCTGTGCATGACGAGCGGGCACCCGGTTCCCCTCCAAATGAGGTCGACTACGGGGTGGGCAGCGACACGTACTCGTTGGTGGAGCACACGCTTCGTGACTCGGTTCCCGACGAGCATGTAGGTAACTACGACCAACCGTTTATGCCCTTCGAGGATGCAGTCGTAGGACTCCAAGAGCGCATTCGTATCCGCTTGGAAAAGAAAGTTGCGGATTTAGTCTTTGGAACCTCCACATGGACTAACCGTGAAACGTTGTCGGGAACTGACCAACTTGACGACTATGCGAACTCCGACCCCTTCACTGTGATCGAGGATGCGAAGTCGAGCGTACTTTCAAAGTCGCTTCGCAAGCCGAACATCATAGTTGTCGGTCATCAAGTGTTCCAGAAGTTGGTCAACCATCCTGATGTTGTTGATCGCGTGAAGTACACTTCTAGTGCGTCCATCACTCCCGAGATCCTTGCGCGCCTTTTTGATGTCGAGCGGGTCCTCGTAGGATCTGCGGTGGAGAACACGGGCAAAGAAGGCGGGGATGACAATCTCGCGTACATTTGGGGCAAACACATCTTCGTGGGGTACCGTGTTCCACGTCCGTCCTTGCGTACGGTGACGGCGGTCTCCATGTTCCGCAATCGCGACTTCCCGAGAGTGGAGCGGTATCGCCATCATGATGAGGGCGCGAAAGCTACGTGGGTTTCTTACGGCGACAAGTTCGACGTACGCCAAGTAGCTGACGGCGCTGGTTTCTTGATCGTCAACGCCGTTTCTTAATACGGCGTTCTTGCATTAAAAGGGAGGCGATACTATGTTTAGCAAGCTCATAGCTAAGTGGCGTGTTCGCCACAATGGGCGGATTTTTTCTCCGGGGGATGTGATTGAACCCATCACCCCGGAGGAAGCCCGCTCATTGATTGGCATTGGGGCTGCAGAGTGGTCGCCGGTATTACCACATGATCACGAACCAACTGAAGCCCATGTGGAATCCGAGAGTGCCTCTTCCTCTGGCATTGATCAATCGGAGGAACCCATTGATTGGGAAGAGGAGTCAAAGAAGTACCACCAGGGATTTGGACGCTATGAGATTCCTGGTATCGGCCTTGTTCAAGGAAAACAGGCTGCTATTGAGGCGTTGAAGAACCTTGGAAAGAACCGTTGAAAGGGACGGAGGGAGGAGAACCATGCGAAAGCCGACCATTGATGACATCCGGGAAGAGCTTGGTTCCCCTTCCCAGGAAGACATCAGCGACGCTACGCTTGCCCGACTCCTTGATGAAGAGGGTACGCTTTACGGCGCAGCCTATCGAGCCGCTTTAATTCTGGCCCGAAAATATGCCTTCCGTCCCGATTTCAAACGGGGCAACTATAGCGAATCGACGTCCCAGATCTCTGAGTCATGGTCCAAATTGGCCGAAGAACTGAAGCAGAAGGCTGTGATGTCGGGGACAATGCCTATTGTGTCAAGGCAAGTTAAGAAACGCCAACCTGATTTCTGGAAGGGAATGTTCGACTATTAGTGCCTAGGACGGTGAGGTGATGTCAGCGTTTACTCGCAACCTACCCACGCAGGGGACCATTGGAAAGCTGGAAACGACGATCGTAGGCGGCGACCCCGTTACGCAGTGGGTGACTTACTATGAGTGCCAGGCTGACATTCAGACCCTACGCGCTAGTGAGCAGTTTCATGGGGACGCACCGAGGGTTGAAGCGACGCACAGGATATTCACTCCCCCTCACGACCTTAACCAAAACCCTATGGTTCTTGACGAGACAATGGAGTTCGTCGAGGCCATTCCATTTGACTACGAGACCCAGAAGCACTTAACCCGGTACAGCTTCGTCCTCGTGGATGATCAGCTCGGAGGTCACCATATCGAGATTCTCGCTAAGAGGGTGGCACCCGGTGGCTAAGGTTACGTTCAAGAGTAACGCTGCTGAGGTCGAAAAGCTGATCATGAGGCAGATTTCGGCCAACATGCAAGCGGTTCAAGCCGAGTATGCAAAGGACATGCACGATACGCTCACCAACGATCCGCAGGGGCGTTACTGGAAGAACGCGGGAACGCCTTACTTTTATGAGGTGGAAGGGCCGGGCCCAGGTGTACACCGTGCTTCTAAGCCTGGTGATCCTCCCACCGTATTCACAGGTAAGCTGAGGGACTCCATCCGGTCACACGTGCTTCATCTTGATCGTCGTCGGTATGCTGGAGCTGTTGACACCCAAGCCGACTACGCACCGACGTTGGAATTCGGGGGAGTGAACGAACACGGGCACTATGTTGAACCTCGTCCCGCATGGCTACCTACTCTGGTCCAAAATAGGAACAAGTATGGTTCTATAGCCACTAGGGGGTTCAGAAGAAAGGGGTGAGGGGATGGCGGATTTGTGGACACCATTGCAGACAGCGATCCACCAAATGATCACGTCTGACCCGACTTTTGCAGCGCTCACAGACGTCAATCGGAAAGACGGCCGCGGGAATACGGGTCCTCAATTCTACATCTCATTCATTCCAGATTGGGCTACCTACCCATATGCAACCACCCCTGGGGATGCAGTTTCTTCGCCTTGGTATGAGTTCTCTGGTCGAGGAGGCGAAGAAGGCGTTTGGCCTATTCACATCTGGTGTGACTTGGATGCGGGCGGACCTTCGATGTGTAGACAGGTGGCTTCTGCGGTGGATGCGGTTCTGAACGGTGCCAACATAGAGGTTGTCGGATGGAGTCCGATGAAATTCTCGCGCGTTCATTCGACGCAACCCATGAGACAAGAGGGTGATCCGAATCTGTTTCATCAAGTCCTGCGTTATCACATGATGTTCTACAAGGTCTAGTCGGACCAAACCTATAGGGATTGGAAAAGCCACTGGCGCTCGCGCCGTGTGGCTTTTTTCGCGTCCCAAAAAAATCGCATGAAGGAGGAATACACATGGCGGCGATTACCGGAAAGGATGCAACCATTAAGATTGCGCAAAAGGGAGGTGCGGTTGCTAACCTTCTAGGGGCTAACAACTGGCAGATCACCGTTGACGTGACAATGATTGAAGACACGGACTTCGAGACTGATGGATGGGTGACAAACCTTCCGGGGAACAGGTCTTGGACAGGAACCATTGACTTTTCTTGGCAGGTTCCCGATGCAGCCACGAACCAAGCAATTCTCGAAGCCGCTGCCCTAAATGGCACGTTGTGCACTGGCGAGTTCACCACTGATGGCATCAATGGGTACAAGGGAGATTTTTACGTCAACTCGTTCCCTGTCACCGTGCCACAAGGGGATCGTGTGACCTGCTCCGTTTCGATCACCGGTAACGGCAAGCTGGAACCGTTGAGGTCTTAATGGTGACCGCTTACGCCGGGAAGGGGTGATCTGCAGAATGGCGGCGATTACAGGACAGTACGGCGCATTTTGGGGACCAAAAAAGGACCAGGATGGGAAGCTAGCCTCATCTGTGGCTTTTGCCGAGGAAACCACGACGCGCCAAGCCGATAACAAAACGTACATCATCGATGACGCCGACCTTCGCTATTGGGACAAGGCGAAGCCTCTTGTTGTTGAGGAGAGCACTGACGGCGGTAGCAGCTGGACTCCTGTTGCAAGTGGATTCACGGTGCAACATGCTGGAGGAGTCGTTGTTTTTGACGAGGCCGACGCTACACGAGACGTACGTGTTTCGGGGTACGCATATGAGCTTGAGGAAAAGATGGGCTTCTTCTCGTGGACGCTCACAATCGATGTTGTGCAGCATGAAGTTGCTAACTTCCAGACAGATGGCTGGGTGGAGAACGTACCTGGCAATAAGTCTTGGACGGCACAGGCTGAACAGCATTGGAATAGCACCGACAAGCTGGACGATTGGATCGGCGAACTCTTACCCGTGACGTTCTTTGTGGATGATCAATCCACGCGGAAGTGGCGATATGAGGGCGTTGGTTACATCAGTCAGGATGCAGTAACCACGCCGCAAGGTGACCTGGTGACACGGACAATACAGTTCTCAGGTGATGGACCAGTGTGGCGCAGGACTGGCTAACACTTGGGTTTGAGATGTGGGCGAAGGGCTTATAAAGGGTTGTGATTGCCTCCCGCACTTCCCTTTCCTTCGCCCCTTTTTTAACGGGAGGCGTAATACCAATACGGGAGGTAAATTTTCATGGCTAGAAGCATCGTGGACAGTGGCGGTTACATTATTAACATCAATGGGCAGGAAGTAGAACTCCGCAAGCTGACTCTGGGTCACCTCGAAACGCTGGAGAGGGAATACGGTAGCTTGGACAAGGCACTGGGTTCCATGAAGGGGATCATCCATGCGATCTATCTTGCAGCCAAGCGTGGGGGATTCGAAGGTAAGCAAAGTGACGTGGCGGATGCTATCGAATTCGACCAGATCCATGGCATTGTAGGTGCTATTGCTAGCCAAGCCTCACTGACTCTTACGCCCGAAGAATCAAAGATCATCGGTGACCTTGTGGCCGCTGCCTTACTTGCTGACGAGAACGAAGATGCGGTTGCTTCTATCGAATCCATTGCCAAAAAACACGAATCCGTTCTTGTTAGTATTAAGAATCGCGCTGAGTCCCTTGCGAGAGTTGTGGGGGAAACTCAGGGGGCCAACCGGTAGATCCAGACTTCGCCCAGCTTCTTGTATGTAGATTCTACGGTTGGACCCCGGAAGACATCGCTAATTTGACGCCTGATCAGTTTAATATGGCGTTGTCTCGGATAGGTGACATCATCGCGTGGGAGCAGAAGGGAACAATCCCTCCCCGGAGGAGATTGCCCACTCACACGGAGTTGCTGAAACAGATGGCCGCTGCCAGACGTAGCGGACTTAAACCGCCGCGCCCAAAATGAGGTGCGAGTAGATTGAGGAGGAGAAGTTGGTGGCAAACGAAGGGGTAAATCTTGCAACAGCGCATACCACGTTCACTGCCGACTTCTCCAGCTTGACTGACGGCATCAAGCATGCGGTCAAGGTGGCACAAGACGGCGCTAATCGAATCAAGCGTGAGTTCGCAGAAATTGAAAAAGCTGGTCAGAGGGCAGCAAACGCCTTTACGGGCAACTTCACGCATAACATCAACCTAACGGTGCGGTCCGTCCTCAAGGTCGGCACAGCGCTTTTAGGGGTTGCAGGGACGGCAGTTAAGACCGGCGCCACGATTGGAAGCTCCCTGTCAACGGGGATCAGGACCGCACTTACCAATTGGAATGCTCTGCATAACACATTCATGCGCACAATGTCGCAGATGAGAATGCGACTTGTGTTCTTCAAGCTCGACTTGGAGTTCTTGGCGACGGGTATCCGTCGCATTTTTTTGGGCATAGGCGGAGCACTTGGCGCGTTTACTAGTGCTGCCGTTAGCTTCGAGTCGGCTTTCGTTACCGTTCGTCGGGTAGTGGATGAAACAGAAGCCGGTTTCGCACAATTGAACAAAAACATTCGGGAGATGTCGAAGGAGCTTCCCATTGGAGCGAATGAACTCGCCAACCTTATGAGCGTGGCGGGCCGAATGGGAATCCGCGGCGTGGACAACCTGACAAAGTTCACGGATACGATCGCGAAGCTCCAGATGACTACGGACATTGTGGGTGAAGATGCTGCGGCTGCTTTGGCTCAGCTCTTGAACGTGATGGACGAAGCCCCGGCCAACATTGATCGTGTCGGATCAACCATCGTTGACCTCGGGAACAACTTCGCTGCTACAGAAATGAACATTGTCAACATGGCGACCCGTATCGCCGGTGCTGGCCGCGTGGTCGGGCTGTCCACTGCGGACGTTCTTGGTCTTGCTACTGCCCTTGCTCAGGCCGGTGTGCGTGCTGAAATGGGCGGTAGTGCTATAAGCCGCGTCATGATCAATATGTCGCAGGCTGTGGCGAACGGAAGCAAAGAAGTTCGTACATTTGCTGAGGTTGCGGGGATGTCCACGCGTCAGTGGGTGGACCAGTTCCGGACCGACCCCGTTCGAGCAATTGAGGCCTTCATACGTGGGCTTCGTCGGATGGATGACGCAGGCCAGAATGTGTTTGCTACCTTGGAAGCCGTAGGCATGACTGAAATTCGAACGAGAGATGCCTTGTTGCGCTTGGTCGGCGCTTCCGACAAGATGAGCGAAGCTATCGATCGTGCGAATCGGGCATGGCAACAGAACATTGCGCTCACCAATGAAGTAGAGGAAGCTCTGAATACGACAGGCGCACAAACGCGTATTCTCTGGAATGAACTCGTTGACATTGCCCGAGGCATAGGAGATCAACTTCAACCGGTCCTTCGCAACTTAATAGACGTTGCACGAACGGTATTGTCCGTATTCGAGAACCTAACGGACGAACAAAAGAAAAACATCGCTCAGTGGACTGTACTGGCGGGTGTCATTGCTGGCGTCAGCATGGCGCTTATGACCGCTGTGCACATCATCCTCACCACCGTCCTGTCTCTGGTGCTTATCGTCCAGGCCCTTACGATGGTCACGAACCCGTTGTTCATCGGTTTCATGGCGATCTTGTTTATCGTGGGCCTAGTGAAGAAAGCGTTTGAAGAGAATTGGGGCGGCATTGCGGACAAGTTCGTCACCTTCACCCAGAAAATCAGTGAAGCCGTTGAGGCTCTGAAGCTCGATCAGTTGGCCGCTGATCTTAAGACGCATGTGGATGATATCAAGAACATCTGGACGAGTGACTTGACTTTAGGAGAGAAGATAGTCGAGACAGGCAAGGTCATCGTTAAGATTGGCAAGACCTTGTGGCAGTGGGCCAAGGAAGCCTACGATACGCTTCTCGATGCGTTCCTTGCCCGTTGGGGAGAAGAAGGCAAGGACTTCGAGAACATGACGACTCTGGAGAAGACCTTAGAAGCCGTTAAGGTCGTATTTTCCGCTATCGTGAGTGGCTTGCAGATTGTATGGGGCGGTTTGGTCAGGGGTTACGATAAGCTTTTGGATTGGTTCTTGGACAATTGGGACGAGGAAGTGCCTGAAGACGAACGCCCTGCAAGCGTTCTGGGCAAGACTTTGAGGGTGGCGAAGATTGTCTTCGATGCCTTGGTTCAGGCCTTGAAGATCGTTTGGGGTGGAGTGCTGAAAGGATACAATGCTGTTCTCGACTGGTTCCTAGCCAAATGGGATGAGGAACTTCCCGAAGACGAGCAGCCACGTACAACGCTCGAAAAGACCATCCGCGTCGGGCAGATCATCTTCAGCGCCCTTGTGGACTTGATCAAGGTTGTGTGGGGAGGAATCGTAAAGGGATACAATGCTGTTCTTGACTGGTTCCTAGCCAAATGGGATGAGGAACTTCCCGAAGACGAGCAGCCACGTACAACGCTCGAAAAGACCATCCGCGTTGGGCAGATCACTCTATCTGCAATTGTGAATGCAGTCAAGATCGGGTGGGAGTGGCTGAAGGACCAGTACGATAGCGTGCTTGACATGCTCCTGGCCTACTGGGGCATGGACGACGAAGAAATCGAGAACTTAACCTTGCCGAAGAAGACGATCAAGGCCGTATCCTTGGCAGTCACGGAAGTGGTAGGCCTCGTTGATTCGATAGTTGATTGGTTCCTGAATGAAACGATCAATCTTACAAGAGAAGTAGCTGTTTCCTTGGGTATTGACTGGGAGAACAGCAATCTCGGGAAAGTCCTCCAGCAAATTCAGGATTGGTGGAATCGGCAAGACATTACACTGGCCGAGAAAACTGTCGGTCTTGTAGGCCTCAGCATAGCAGGGATTTACATTGTGCAAGGTGCACGGACTCTTGCCGCAATGATCGGACAGGCTATCACACGAAGCCTTGCTGCCATGAGTCTGGTGGGCTTGGGAACGGCAGCAAAGGCATTCGGCATTAAGGTGGTCCTTCCCGCAGTAGCGATTGCTGGCCTGGGTCTCGTATTCATGGAACCCGAGGCTTTGAGTGAGCTTCGCGAATCTGTTCAAGAAAGCGTAGATGGCTTAAAGAGTGACCTGCAGGATATCTGGGGAACCTTCTTTGAAGATCTGAACGCCGAATGGAATCGGGTGATCCAAGAAGGGCGTCTGTTTGACCCCATCACGCTCATTGTCCAGAACGTGGCTGATACACTAGCTGCGGTACGGAAGTCCATTCAGCCAATTAAAGAGTTCCTTGAGAATCAGATAGCCAAAAACCTTGGCAAGATCAACCTGGCGGAGTCCTTTAGGAAAGGCTTGGAGTCAGGTGAACTCGATGTTGACCCACGGGTTGTCGGGTTCTTCTCAAGCATGATTGATCTGGGCATAGCCCTCGCAAATACGGTTAAAGAAGGCTTCTTGCTCGGGTTTGATCTACTCTTCATCCTGACAGACATCTTCCTGGCCCCCTTAACCGGGATCGCCGCCACGATTATGGACGTAGGTGCGCAGCTCGCTGGTCAGATGATCGCAGGGTTCCAGCAAGCGTGGGAGTCGTTTGCTGATCGATTCGTGAGCTGGTTCAAGAACAGCTCTCTTGGACGGTTGCTCATTTCGTTGGGATTCATGCAACCGGACGAAAAGGATGCCGTTGAACAGGCTAGCAAGATGAGTCCAGAAGATCGTGCGGCACTCTCTGGTCTTCGGCTTCAGGCTATGCTGATCGAACGTGAGATGATATTGGACGCTAACCGAGATCGGTTGGAC